GGTTAAATGTAATCAATTTAAGGTGAATGGGAGGGTTATATAATGATTAACTTTAAATTGGTTGATGGCGATTTAGTTTTAGATGCTCAAAAAAACATTCCGATGGTTAGTGATGATGATGAATTACTGCAATGCGTTGAGGAAATTTTAAGGACCAATGCGGGGGAGTGGTTTTTAAATGATTCAATCGGGTTTGCTAGGTTTGAAGTATTGGGCAGCAAATTCAATGAAGATACCGCCATAAATTCATTAACAGAAGCTGTTTTGCAAGAACCGAGAATTGACAGCGTGGAAAATATAACGGTTGATTTTGATAGAAAAACTCGAAAAATGTCAGTAACATTTGAGATAATGAAAGTAACAGGCGAAACTTTAATAGGGGAGGTTGAAATTTAATGCCATTAACCGCCGAAGGATTCCAAAGAAAACTATATGATGATTATTTAGAAGAAATGGAACAAAAGGCCATTGAATTATTCGGGGATGATGTTAATTTATCTGAAAATGGTCCAATGGGCAAATGGATTAGAATGTTGGCATTTGCAAGAGCGGAGGAAAATGAATTAGCAGAACAGGTTTATTTATCCGGTCATGTGGACCATGCAGAGGGGATAAACTTAGATTATGCCGTTAAAGGGGTTGGGATGTACCGGCAACAAGGAATAAAAGCAACTGTACCAATAAGTATTACAGTTGATGCCGGTTCAACCATTCCGAGTGGTACAATTTTTTCAACCATTGATGGAATTGAATTTCAAACAACCGCTAGTTTAACAGATTCAGATAATGACGGTTTAATTTCAACAACAGCAGAGGCAGCGGAAGTAGGAGTATCCGGAAACATCGCCGCAGGAACATTAACGGTTATTGTCACACCGGCGGTAGGTCTACTATCCGTTACCAATCCAACACCAGGAGTAGGCGGGCAGGATCCGGAAACAGACAAAGAATTAAGGGATAGACACGCAAGCATAGGCGCTAACGGTTTATCATCAACGATTAATGGGATCCGTTCCGTAATCTTAAACGATGTTCCTGCTGTTTCATCCGTTGTAATTGTAGAGAACGCAACAAACGCAACAGACGGCAGCGGCAGACCGCCAAACAGCTTTGAGGCAATCGTTTATGGCGGTAATAGCGCAGATATTGCGGCAGCTATCTTGAAAGCTAAACCGGCGGGAATTCGGGCGTATGGTTCGCAATCCGTTACCGTTGTCGATGATAGCGGAAATAACCAAACAATCGGTTTTAGTTTCGCTGCGCAAGTAACGATTTATGTAAAGGCAGATGTTACAACAAACACATCATTCCCGGTTAATGGAAATGCATTGGTTATTACGGAAGTCATTAAGTATATTGGGGGAACAGATTCGGATAATACCGTTTATAGTGGTTTAGGAATGGGCCAATCTGTTGTTAATGCTAAATTAGCCGCGAATATTCTTGCTAATGTTCCAGGTGTTGACGATGTTGTTTTAACATTCTCAACAGATGGAGTAACATATGCAGGAGGTAATAAAACAATCACGATAACCCAAACACCGCAAACAGACGCTAATAAAGTGGTGGTGTTGTAAAATGGGAAATGTATTAAATAACTTTATCGATCGCCTAACAGACAACTATAATAAAAATGTCGGCAGCGGCGTTTATAAATTAATGCAAGTAACTGCGCAACATATCCAGGAAAACGAGGACGATTTAAATACAATCCTTAATTGGCGGGATATTGACCAAGCGCAAGGGAAAGCATTGGATGAATTAGGGCAGAATGTCCGGCAAAACAGAGGACAAGCGCTTGATGATGTTTACAGGATATTAATAAAATCTAAGATTAAAAGAAACCTATCCAATGGATCCGTTAATACATTAATCGATTTTTTGAGTTTTATTTTGCAAGTAGACAAAACAACCATAAGAGTAACGGAATTATGGAGCAGCGGGCAACCGGCGACATTAAAAATTGATTGTCCGAATGATGCGGTTAATGCAACAGGGTTAAGCCGTAACCAATTCGGAACACTAGTAAACTTAGTTGTTGCAGCCGGAATAAAAGCAAATGTTTTGTTTGAAGGTACATTCGGCTTTTCTTCAACGGAAACCACAAGTGAAACAAGCAGCTTTGGTTTTGCCGATGATGCATTAACAACAGGCGGAACATTAGGGGATTCATTTGATCCTGCTAATGATTACGCTTTGCCAATATAAAGGGGGTTTAATATATGCCATTTGATAAGGCTTTACCACAATGGAATAAAACGGCAGTAGCGCCGGCGCAATCTAAAATGGACGCAGGATGGAGCGCAAATGAAAAACCACCGGCCTCTATTTTCAACTGGTTTTTTAACACGGTTTACCTGGCATTACAGGAGTTGCAACAAGAGGCAATTAACGTTGACCAAAAAGGGGTTAACAACGGAGTTGCAACATTGGACGCAGCCGGGGATGTGCCGATTGGACAAGCAGACAATATTTTGAATTGGGTTAAAGGTTTTGGATTGGGTGATGTTGCGAAAACACTAGCATCCGGCGCAGATGTAAACACAATTGACCAAACCGGTTTTTATTATGTGTTTAGTGATGGTGTGAACATACCGTCCGCACATAGTTATTGGATATTAAATATGAAATATAGTTCATTGCACGCAACTCAACTAGCGATCCGCAACCAAGCAAGCACATCTATTATTTACCAAAGGGTGAAAAATAACGGTACATGGTCCGCGTGGACACAATTCGCAACATACGATGCAACCGGCAAAGTAGCTATTGCCAATCTACCGGCAGCAACGACAGCAGCGGCGGGAATCGCTCAATTAGTGGATAGCATTACGGATACATCAACCAATAAAGCGGCAACCGCAAACAGTGTGAAATTGTTGGCGGATTGGGTTAAAGGGTTTGGATTAGGGGATGTTGTAAAATCATTAGGAGACGGATTTGATTTAGACAATATAGACGCAACAGGATTTTACTATTCCTTAAATAGTCCGAATAGACCGGCGGGCATAAACGGCTATGTATTTCACCAAAAATTAAGTCCGGTTTATAAAACTCAAATTTACACAAATGTTACAAATGGTTTTTCTTATCAAAGAACGAATAATAATGGCGTGTGGAGTGCATGGGCGCAGATTGCAACCTATGACGCAACCGGAAAAGTCGCTGCAGCTAATTTACCGGCAGCAACAACATCCGCCTCCGGGATCGCACAATTGGATGATACTATTTCATCAACATCCACAACAAAGGCGGCAACCGCCAATGCGGTTAAACAGGTTGTTGACTGGGCAAAAAGTTTTGGTTTGGGTGATGTAGCGAAGGATATTTCCTCAACCGATTTAAATAATTTAGACGCTACAGGAATTTTTTCAGGAACCAATTTAACTAATTCTCCAAATACATCAGCCGGTTATATCGTTTTGCATTATAAAAGAAGTTCAAGTATTAAAGTACAACAATTATTAAGATATTCAACAACGGCTTATGAAGTTTGGACAAGGTTAAACAATTCCGGCACATGGACCGCGTGGACTCAACAAGCAACATACGACGCAAACGGAAAAGTCGCAACCGCCAATTTACCGGCGGCAACAACAAGTGCATCCGGTGTTGCTCAATTAAACGATACCATCACAAGCACAAGCACGAGCCAAGCGGCAACGGCGAACGCGGTAAAACAGGTTGTTGATTGGGCAAAGGGGTTTGGGTTGGGTGATACTAACAAAATCATATCCAATGCCGATGCAAACACGTTCAACGAGACAGGATTTTATTATGTTGGCGGCACAGCTACTAATGTACCTGTTAATGGTGCAAGTTATTACATTATTCATCAAAAATATGCCTCAACTTATATGTTTCAAATTGCTATGCACGCTAGCAATGGATTGATGTATGCGCGGTATAACAATGCGGGAACATGGACAGCATGGCAACAAATGCCAACCATCGACTCAACCGGCCTTTTAACACCGGCAACAGAGGTTAAGGCGAATAGTATTTTTTCATTGGGTTCAAACCAATTCGAAAAACAATTAGGTAATTTTGGAGTAACAAACGGAACGGCGAATGTTAAAGCGGACATAACCATCCCGAACACCTCTATCCATGCAACTATTGATATATCAGTTGTGGGGCAATGGGGAAACGGTAGTGCATCGGGGAGAATTACCAAAAGATATATGGTTGTACTCACGGCGGGCGGCACAATAAATTATCAAAAGAGCGTTTATACAGAGGTAGATGGTTTAATTCAAAGTTATATTGCATTGGGTGATTTAGTTTGGGATGCTACAAACTCCGTTTTTAAAGTACAAATTGCTTCTCTTTCAACATTGGGCAACTCTTATAATGTTTCTGTTAAAGCGGTAGCGACAAACCCGACATATTTAACCTCATTAAAATCAATCGCAATGGGTTCAACCTACACAACCGATACAACCGTACTCCCAACGCCTGTTTTAAGTGACGGTATGACGGATTGGGTTAAATCGTTTGGTTTGGGCGATGTTGCTAAAGATATTTCGTCAACTGATTTAAATGCGTTGGATGCAACCGGATTTTATAGAGGAACAAATTTAACGAACAGGCCAACAGGCACAACGGCAGATTGGTTTTTTGTTATCAATATCAAACACAACTCCAATTATAAAATGCAATACGCGTTATCTTTTAATACAACCGCCGTTTATGTGCGTTCATCAAATAGTTCCGGGGTTTGGTTAGCGTGGGCGCAACAGGCAGCATATGACGCAACCGGAAAAGTGGCAACTGCAAATTTACCCGATGCTACAACATCCGCAAAGGGTATTACTCAATTAGTGGACAACTATACAACCGCAGACGCAACGAAAGCAGCTACAGCAAATGCAGTAAAAAGTTTAGCCGATTTGGTACAATCTCCTGTATTTACAAATGCAACATTACAAAACAGTTGGGTTAATTTCGACGCCACGCGCATTGCAAAATATGCTAAAGATGCGATGGGATATGTAGTTATTGAAGGATATGTAAAAAGCGGCACAGTTGCGACAGATACAGCTATTTTCACTTTGCCGGTAGGGTATAGACCGGCGGGGATTGAACAAGAATTAGTTTCTGTAAGTGGTGGGTACGCTTCAATGCGGATTAATTCGACGGGGGTTGTAAGCATTGAAACCAATAGCGCTTCAACTGGAGGCAGTCCGCAAGGATGGACACGACTTCACGCGAGATTTTTTGCAGGATAAAAAAGGGGGGTAACATATGATAGTTTACAAATATGATGAATATGGAAAGTATATTGAGCCGGTCGAAATTGGCGAAAATAATCCAATCCCAAAAAATTGCACAGTTAAGGAATTGCCGCAACCTAATAACAAACCTTATTTTGACGAAACAAAAAATGATTGGGTAGAAACAGCCGATCAAGAGGAAATATTAAAGCCGTTAAAAGAAGCCAAAATGAGCGAATTAGACGCGTTGTGTAATGCTGCTATTGTTGCCGGGTTTGATTATGAAATTAATTTCGAGTCATATCACTTTTCTTGTTCATTAGCGGCCCAGGCGAATTTCCAGGGAACCGACACACTTTTTAAAGATGGCTTAATAAGCGAGGCGGAATGGACCGTCATAAACAATAAAACCGGATTGGTGGAGCGCATAACGTTTGACCAGGACATTTTTAACCAATTAAAATTACAAGTGTTTTTGCACATTAACGGCAATACAAAAAAGTTAAGAAATGTTTTGGAACCGCAAGTCATAGCAGCGCAAAGTCAAACCGAATTGGACCAAATAACATGGTAAAACGGTATATTTGGAATTTACTAGTTTCGTTGGATCAGTTAGCCAATACGATTTTAGGCGGTTATCCGGATGAAACAATTTCCTCCAGGATGGGGAAACATTTAGCAAAACGCGATTGCCCATTTTGTACCTTTTTTTGTAAAATCCTAAATTTGTTTGAAAAAGACCACTGTATTAAATCCGTCGAAGAAGATGAAGGACAACCAATGTGACAAACAGCCGGGGCAGAATTTCCCCGGTTTTTGTATAAATTTTTCCTTTTCCGTTGAATGATAGTTTACAATATTGGTATATGCATATAGGGAGGGGGTCCGGGAGGTGGATAACATGGAGGAAAGTAAACAAATATTAATTGCCATAACTGATTTACAGGCCAATATGAGAAACCTTGTTAATGAAATGGACAAGTTAAGCAAGATTTCAACATTAGCATTAGAAACGGATCAGCGGGCAAAATCGGCCCATAACAGAATTGATGATTTAAAATCCGAATTTGCGGACAAGTTGCAAACACAAAAAGAGGATTACGAGAAACAAATTGCAGATTTAGAGAAAAGGCAAGACAAGACAGAAGGACATCAAACGTGGCTATGGCGTACCATTGGCGCGGGTGCAATCACATTAATTTTTGGTATCATTTTATTCTTTTTAACAGAAGGGAGCAAATAACATGACTAAACCTATTTTAGACATTTCGCATCATCAATTAGCATCTAATTTTGATTGGAAAAAAGTTTCTGCAGCGGTAGCGGGGTTAATTATCCGCGTTCAATACGGATCGACAACCATTGACCGCCAATATAAAGCGCATGTAACAAGCGCAAAGGCTAATGGTATTTCATTCGGACATTATGCCTATGGTTTATTTACCGGCGTTCAAGATGCGATTAAAGAGGCTAATGATTTCCTTTATCGCATTGACAAGAGCGCAAAATTCCTTATGTTGGATGTTGAGAAATACACATTGGCAGCATGCGGACCAACAAACTTAGCTGCAGCATCCCAGGCGTTTATTGATACATGTAAAAAGGCGGGATATAAAACAGGTCTTTATGTATCACATGAAATGTATAAAAAATACGGCATGGATAAAGTGAAAACCGATTTCCTAATGTTGCCGCGTTATGGTAAAGACAATGGAACGCCTGATTTAAAACCGGATTATCCTTGTGACATTTGGCAGTATTCCCAAAAATGCAAAATCCCCGGCTACAATGGAACAGTTGATTTATCTTTGCTATACGGTTCCAAACCTATGTCCTATTTCTTCCCGGAACCGGTAAAAGCGGACAAGCCTATTGAAAAACCAAAAGCAAACGAGCCTAAAACGGATGAATACATGTATATTGTTAAGTCCGGCGATGTTTTAAGCAAGATTGCGCCTAAATACGGCATGACAGCCGCAGAAATGGCGAAATTAAACGGATTAGATAATCCCAATAAGATTTATGTGGGCCAACGTTTAAAGACCAAGGGAGCGGCAAAACAAGCGCCTAAACCAAAGGCGATTTATTACACTGTAAAAAAAGGCGATACTCTAAGCGGAATTGCAGCTAGATATAAAACAACTACCGCCAAATTAGACGCACTAAATGCGAATGTTGTTAATGTAAATAAAATTTATCCTGGAATGAGAATTAGGATTAAATAGGGGTGAGATAATGGATAAAATGACAATTGCACGCGCTGTTGTGTTCGTTCTAGCGTGGTTAAATGGTTTTTTGGCATCGAAGGGGTACAAAACTATTCCAGTAATTGATGAAACGCAAGTTGCCTTTGCTATTGCGTTTGTGGTTTCTGTTTATACAACCATTAAGCATAATTTCTTTGGAAAAAAAGGCAAAGCGCAAAAACAAGCGATTGAAACAATTAAAAAGTAGTTTGTCGAAAGAGGTTAAGAAATTTGTCGAAAGTTTCTTGCCTCTTTTTTTATTTTACCTCTTGATAAGTCACGTTACTTATTATATATTATAAACAAGAGGTAAACAACAAAACAAAGGGGCGGTAAAAATGATTTTAAACATTAACGAGGAATTAGTTACAAAAAACAAAATTGTCGGTTTGGAATTGAAAATCAAGAACGAAAAAGGCGGTTGTGAATATTTGAATTTAGATTTTGTAAGCGCATATTTTTATATGAGAAACAACTTAGTTATTGATATTAAATTCGTAACCGAAAACGGCGCAAAAACATTCGCGAGTGTGTACAGGAAAAGAAAGGATGGAAAAACGTACATTGGATTAAAATTGATGAACAAACCGCAATTCGTGATTGTGGAGGAATAGAAAAAGCCGGGCGGGGCAACCTTCCCGGCATTAGGTGGCAAAGGGGGGGTGTATTTTTGGAACGTAAAGCGCGCAAAGCATCTTTAGATACTCCAAAAATTATCATTGATGATCTTGAATTAAAAAAGGAACTTGTGAAAATAAGAGAAACAACAGGAGAAAACCTCAAAACGATTGTAAAACGATTGGTTAAAGCGGAGTTTGAAAAACTTTTCCCAGGTGGTTTTGATGATGAAAAGCCGGACCGGATCAATAAACAAAGAATGTGAGGGATGAACATGGAATTTTATCTTTTTGCCGCCGTTGCGGTTGTAATAGTTGGTTTTATAGGCGTTGTAGCTTTGCCGGATGGGTT